TTAGTCCTCGCTTTCCTCAGAGCTGTACTCCACATCAGAGAGCTTAACCTCAAGCTCTAAGCCCGTCGTGAAGCCATTATCACTCAGATTGTGAGTTACCTTACTGATTAGCCACGACTGCTCGTCTATGAGGCGCTTAAACCCCGAGACGCGCACTGGTGTCTCAGGGAATAAATCAGCACGGCCGGTCGCCAGCGTAATTGAAAACTCTGCCACCCCCCGCTGCAGCTTATCCCACTTAGCCTGAGCGGCGCGCATTGCCTGCGCCTTTGACGCGTAGACCGTCGTCAGCGCCAGCACGTTATCGGCCTCACCGGCCATATACTCACCTTCGCGGGATTCCTGCTCTTTTTTGGCCTTTGTCTTTTTGCTGACTGGTTTTGCTTTCGGGTGTTCAAGTGCGCGCAGGTGTTTCTCTTTTGGCTGGCGTTTCAGCGTCACTTTCTGCTTTTGCGGCTTCGGGTCTTTGGTGTGTAACCATTTTGCCGTTACGCCGGTATAAGCCCCACGGTCGGCAATGGCAAACTGATGACGATCGCCATCGCAGCGGGTCAGCGTCATTTGCGGGACGGGCTTACCGCTGGCTGTCATTGCGCTACCGGCTTTAAGCAGAAGCAGCTTTCCCGCTTTCACTGATACCGTCGCCCCGTTGCGGTCTGCCAGCCGGGTCAGGAATACCGCGTCGGACTCCTGCGACTGGTCAATATGCGGCACCGGGATTTTTGTCAGTACTTCCGCGACGCTGGCCGTCAGTTTATTGCGTTTTGCGATGGTGCTGACAAGTTCGCCGAGGGTGGTGTCGTGCCATGATTCTTCACGCCGTGAATTGAGCGTTCCGCGAAAGTCTGCGCTGCGCGCCCGGATGGTCAGGGTGTCAGGCGCGCCCCGGTGCTCAATCTCATCGACCGTAAAATCACCTTTTTTCAGAAGCGCCGAACCCTGCCAGCCAAGCCACAGCGTCAGCACCGCCCCGCGCAGGGGTAACTCAACTTTGCCGTCGGTGTCGTCGAGCTCGATGTCGAGCTGGTCAGCTTCAAAACCCCGGTTGTCGGTCATGGTGAGAGAAATCAGCCGGTCACTAAAATTGCTGGTAATGTCCTGGCTGTTCATCGTCAGCATGAAAGCCGGAGCAAGGCTTGCACCGGCGTCAATGGTCATACCCGTCATCATGCTGTCAGCCCTCCGAGCCCGCTTTGCAGCTTATCGGCCAGATTACCGGCAGAGTCGAGAAGCTCACCGGCCTGTTTATTCAGGTCGCCAAACATCGCCGTCAGCGACTCATCGACCCGTTTTAGCGAAAGGGTGAAATCAATCTTTCTGGCCGCACCGTCGCTAAAAAACTCGGTGTGCGTGGTCGATACCTTGTCGACGATATACATCCCGTAGATATTGCCCGTTCCCTCAATCAGCGGCCACGCCTTGCCCTCTCTCGCCATCAGTTCAACCGTCATCAGGGTAATACGACCGCCGGTAATGGCCGGGTAAAGCGTCCCGGCAAGCTGGATAGCGGTTTCCCCCTCACCGAGAAACTGATACGCGGGCGGTTTACCGACCCGGTCATTAGACGCCCAGCGGTAATCTTTCGAGTGTTGCATCGACTGATAAGGCAGGGTGCGGCGTTCAAAAACAAACATTCCAAGCGCAAGCATCATCATTTATTCCCCTCAGTCATGGCTCATGCTGGCACGCTGACGCGCACGCTCTTCGCGTTCAACCTGTTTGAGCGTGTCGCGTAGCTGTCTGTCAAGCTGATGCCCCGGCGCAACACCACCCGGCAGAGTGATGTTGTATTCCCTTTTGCTCTGGTCAATGTAAGAGCGTCCCGCCGGCGCGGTAACGGGCTGATAAGCCTGATAACCGCCATATGTGCTGGTTGCCGGGATGTAGGAATTACCCTGTGTGGCGGCGTTGGTTTTGGCGGCGGTCTCGTCGAGGTTGTCCGACTCTTTGTTGATGATGCCGAGCTTTTCGAGAAGCCAGTCGACACCGCTGCGCAGTTTGTTAAAAACATTGAGCGGAGCCATCAAGGCAGAGGCCAGCGCCTGACCAAACATGACGCCAACATTTTTGCAGCTATCGAGCGTCTCCTGCGTGGCCTTGACCGGTGCAATCAGGTCTCTGAACCACTGCCAGACGCCGCGTAGCTTCTCACCGAGCCCGTCAAAGATGGGCGCCAGCGGGGCGAACATCTCCCCGATCGGTGCAAAGGCGCTCATGATGCCCTCAATCACCCCCGAGAAAAATGCGCTGATAGGCTCCCAGTATTTACGGATGAGTAGCGCCCCGGCCACAATCGCCGCCCCCACGGCCACAATCGGCCAGGTAATCGCGCCGAGTGCGGTCACAATGGCAGTACCGGCGACAGTAAAAACTGTACCCATCACGCCAGCAGCGGCAATGATGGCGTTAATCCCCATGACAACCGGCCACGCAACGAGACCGATGCCGCCGATGATACCAATCAGAGCAAGGGCACCACCGGCAATGATGCCGATAGTTGTCGCCAGTCCTTTGTTTTTCTGGATCCAGACATCGAGCTTTAACACATACTGCGTGGCTGTTTGGGTTAGCTTGCGCAGTGAGCCTTCTTGCTGGTCAAAAAGATCGGTACCGACGGCCTCATAAGCAGACTGGAACTCTTTGAAGTCGCCGCCGAGGTTGTCCTGCATGACCTTAACCAGCTCTTCGGTTTTACCATCAGATTCTTTTATTATTTTGGTCAGGTTATCCAGTTTTCCACTGGCCGCAGCTGTCATTAATATGCTGGCAGCAGAGCTTGCCTCCTCACCGAATATTGTTTTCATGTATTCGGCTTTTTGACCTGTTCCGAGATTGTTACGCTTAAAGCTGGCCTGCATTTCTTTCAGGATGGTAAATATTGGGCGTGTATTGCCCTTTTTATCCATTGTCTTAACACCAAGTTCTTTAATGGCATCATAGGCTTTTCCTGTTGGTGCCTGCAGGCGGCTCAATACTGCGCGGCCACCAGTACCCGCCATTGAGCCTGTGATTTTTTCATCATGTAACGCACCCAGCATTGCAGCGGTTTCTTCAAGGCTAACCCCCGCATCTTTAGCAACCGGACCGACATAGGTAAGCGCGTCGCTCAACCCCTCAAAGCTGGCCTGAGATTTATTTATCGCCATCGATAGGACGTCTGCAATGTGCGACGCCTTGTCATCGGCGAGCCCGAATGCCGATTTAGTGCCAATAAGTAAAGCGGCGTTTTCCTCCATGGTTTTTTTATTCGCCAGCGACATATTCAGAATGGCTGGTGTTTGTGCCACTATGCCGTCTTTATCTGCGCCAGATTTAGCTACGATGATCTGCGCAGCGGCCGCATCATCTGCTGAGGCGGCTGAGTTATCGCCGAGCTGGCGCGCCTGTTTGCGTAGCGCCTGCATTTCAGTTGATTGCTTACCAACCCCTAGCACGGCCTGCAACTCGGAGTTTTTCTGCGCAAACTCATAACCGGGTATCAGCAATTTAACCCCGGCCATCGTTCCCGCTGTTGCAATACCAACCCCGGCCGCACCTGCTGCGGCCATATTACCGGCAAGCTCTTTGCCTGATTTATATCGCTCTTTCACCCGGCTTAATTTCGCCTGCTGAGCACTGACGCGCGCCAGAGCCTCGCGCTGACGGTTAAGCTGAGTCGTTGTCTCGCTGATGGAGGTTTTGAGCCGACGCTCATCGGCAGACAGCGTGCGGGTATTAATACCGGCCTGCATCAGCTCGGAGCGCTGACGCTGTACCGACGTTCTCAGACTGTTGTATTTCGTCTGCAGCTCAGAGGCGGCACGCTTTGCCGCTTCTAGTGCCTGCGCCTGCGCGCGGGTCGGGCCGGTGGTGTTTTTAAACTGCACGGCCAGCTCACCGGCCTCGCGTTTTGCTTTACCAAGCGCCTGACCCGTTACGGCCAGCTGTGCGCTTGCCTTACGAAAGCCGTCGATTTTCGACGCCTGACCGTTCAGGTCACGCAGCCCTTTTTGTGTGTTGCGAATGTCACCCGACAGGGATTTACTCGCGGTCTGGATGGATTTAAGCGGTCTGGTCGCCTGGTCGACCGCTTTCAGCAATACCTCAAGCCTCAGGTTATTACTCATTATGGTTTCCGCTACGCTGCAGCGCCTTTTCGCGCCATGTGATGAGCTCGGTCAGGCTCAGGGAATAGAGCTCTGATGGCGGCCAGTGGAATATCACCGCGATATCCGCCATCAGGTCATCAGTCGACAGGTCTGGCGGGAAGTCTATTCCACCGAAGCCGGTGACAAAAAACCGATCACCTTAGCGGCCAGCGACAGCATATCCGGCAGGTTCATCGCGGTAAGCTCCTGAGCCGTGAGCGCGGGATAGGTCATGCGTGGCAGCACCTTAATCAGCGCATCGACCTCGGACTGCGCCACCGCCGCCAGACTGACGCCTCGCAGGGTACCGGCGTTCGGCTCAATCAGGGTGACCGTTTCAATTGTCTGACCGGTGCGCTTAATCGGCTTGTCGAGGGTCACGACGTTCGGGTTTTCCGGGGCGGCTACCGGGCTTACTGCAGGGGATTTTTTCTCTTGAGTCATGGTGTTTTTCTCTGTTCTGAATGGGGATGAGTAACCGGCCAGCGGTGCCGGCCGGTCAGGTAATTACAGCCCGATGGCGCGGCGGTGCTGTTCCAGACGGTCGACGCCGTTCACCTTCTCGACCATGTTGACGGTGTCGATTTCGATGATGTCGCTACCGTCGATAGAGAGGCGGTAGTAGGTGCAGACGGTCGACAGTTTGGTCGAGGTGTTCTCACCTTGCTTATTCTCGCCGCCGTCAATTTCTTTATGACGGCCACGCATGACCACCTCGACCGCCACAATGTCGCCGGTGTCGTCGCGCTGGTAAGAGCCAGCAAAGCGCAGCGGCACGGCATCGGCACCCGGCGCGGCGTACTGCGCCCACAGCGCCACGTCAGGCAGGCCACCGACAGACCACTCGACGGTGAGCGCGTCGTCATCGAGGCCGAGGTCAATCGCAGCCGCGCCATTCATGCCGCCGCCGCGATAGTTTTCGAGCTTGCGGGTCAGCTTCGGCAGCGTCACGGATTCCACGACGCCCATGTAGCTCAGGCCATCGTTGAACATGTTCAGATATTTGAGTTTGCGGGGTAGTGCCATTTGTCTCAGGCTCCTTAGCTGTTGACCGATTCGGCCAGATTCACCAGATATTTATCGGTGATGCGCTGGCGCAGGGTCAGGCTTTCCAGTGGCGGGACGGGGGTATAGTCGTAGTCGATATACAGTTTCCCGGCCTTGAGGGTTTCCTTGTCGTTCGATTCCTCGTCGAACCAGCATTCGCCGTCCACGATGTAGCCGTTTGATTTCAGCTCGCGGAATTTGGCGTTGATGCCGTCGACAATGTCACGAATGAGCGTGGCGGTGATGGGCTTATCGACCGCCCACATGTGCGCCTCGGCCATCGTGTCGGCCAGCACCTGCGCGGTGCGGGTGTAGTTCTCAAAGAGAAATAGCGGATCATCAGAGCAGGTGCGGTTACCCCAGAAGCGGAAACCGTCTTTTCGCACCAGCGTCGTGACCCCGGCCTCGTTGAGCAGGTCAGCGTCGGTGCCGGACGCCTGCAAATCCCAGAATACCGAGGCGCTGATGCCGGTGACGCCCTGCACGCCGACGTTTGACAGGGTTTTATGCCAGCCGATGGTCTGGTCGATTTTGGCTCGCAGACCGAGCGCGCGGGCGGTGGCGTAGGCCGTCGCGGTGGCGTTCGCGGTGGTGTCCCATGCGAGGAAGTCAGGCCAGATGACCATCAGCTCGCGCTGGCTGAAATTCTCGCGGTATTTGATGGCGTCAGAAATGGTTTTACAGTCCCACGCGCTGACGTAACCAAACGCCCGCAGGCTGATACACACCGACGCAAGCGCCGTCGCGACCTCCTGCGTATCGAGACCCGGCACACCAAGAATACGCGGCTTGACGCCGGTGACCGCTTCGGCCGTCAACAGCGCTTTGATACCGGTGTATTTACCGCTCTCATCCGTCCCGCCGATGATGTTTGAAATGGTCTGCGCTTCAGCGTCGTCTCCGGTACCTTCGGCGACTCGCACGACGATAGTGACCGGCTTCGACTGGTCGGCGATGGCCTGCAGGGAGGTTGCCAGCGTGCCTTTTTTACCGGCTTTCGCAATGGCGCTCTGCACATTGGTAATCAGCACCGGCTCATTGAGGGGGAATAGCTTCGCATCCGCATCGCTGGCCGTGCAGACCATGCCGATGATAGCGGTCGAAACCGTGGAAATGACGCGGGTGCCGTCGTTAATTTCAAGCACCTGCACGCCGTGGTGAAAATCACTCATCCGGTTAACTCCGTGGTTAATGGGCGAGTGTTATTGTCCTGGCTGCTATGGAGAGGGGCTATTTGTTACCGGTGGGTGAGTGCTGGCACAAGAAAAACGGGCGTCTGACCGCCCGATATTGTTATTTAAAAATGAGCACGCTGACTTAATGATTCCGGCTCCGGAGGCCAGTCTATTTCTGGCGCATCTTCGGGGTTAATTCTGTTCAGTAAAACGCTGTATTTTTCCCATTCAGTTAATCGAGCCTTTTCATCCTCTGTCGCCATATTCAGACGAACAGCCCGTTCGAGTGGTGCCATCACGCGCTCGGCGTCGCTCATTAGCTGGTTTTTTTTGCGTTCCGTCGCCGCGATGAGTTGTTCGCGGGTCGGTGGTGGTACATCTGCCCAGCATGGGGAACCTTTATCATCAGAGGCCAGCATTTTCCCTTCCGGCGGGCTGGCGATAAATGTCGCATAGGTTTCATCGCTCACCGGTCTTGCATCCTGCGGCCATGAGCCAGCCTTGACGTAATCCTTTTTCATCACGCATGCCACAAAGACAAGCTCTGCCGGAGAGAAATAAAAATTTGATTCTGTTTTCTCTAACTGAGGGCCCATATCTCCCGGCAGCTGAAACCACGCGACAAGAGCTGGTTCTGCACTGAGGGGATATTCTTTTTTATTGGTATTTTCCACTGTTACCTCCCAATCGCAAAAATAATAGCTCGCATCGGCTGCCACCATGAAGACTCTCCGGGAATATTCATTTGTACCCGGCAGATATCCTGATTCCAGCCATAAACCACGGCATTGGCATCGCTACGGTTACCCTCACTCTGTCCATGAGTACCCACGTTCACCGTGCAACATTGATTGGGAAAGCGCATAGGGAAGTTTACGGAATAAACGTTCTCGTCGTCTTTAACCCAAGGACCAACAGTCCACTGGTAGATAAAACCGCTGTTTTCATCTTTCCACCAACCGCTCTCGCCGTCAGTCCACCCGTGCGTGCGGCCATTAACGTAGTCCCATGTGGCACGGTTATTAATATTGGCATCGCGGGCGGCGAACTGATTATTTAGCCAGATACTAAGCCAATTAGTACCCCACACAGAGCCATAAACATCACCGTTAGTCTCTAGTGTTGCGGCACCTGCGTGAATGGTAGCGGGTGAAGTGAATTGGCCACCATTGCCCATAATGAAAGTCCCGCCACCATCAACACCATTAGTAAAGCGGATGCCATCACCGCCTTTATCTTTGTAGATATAAAGACGCGTGGAACCGTCCGCATTATTAATTACAAAATGTCGGCGATCATCCCCCTGTAGCCCCATGATGCCGCCACTGGAAACTACATCTCCCGTAAACCTTGCATATCCGGTTGTATCGAGGGTCAGCAAATCATTGCCGTTTAATCGAATAGCATAACCCCAGGCACTGTCGCTACTGCCCCGCGTAATGCCGGTAGTTATCTTATCGTTGTACCAGTTGTATTCCGCACCTGAAACGATAGTGCCAGCGTCGCCCGTCTGGTTGAACAAAGCCGACATGTTTTTTTCTGTGGGTATTGTTTCAACCCGGCCAAATTTGAAAGTGTGGTTGTAGTTTCCGCCATTAGCCGATACTGCCCCGACATCAGAGGCAGACGGTTTATTCGCGGTGTTGTAATCACGTCGCCAGCCCGGTGCATACGCATCGCCGTTATTGATATAGGTGAATTGTGCATTGGTGATGCCGCCACTGGTTGCGGTTGATGACGTTGTGATACGTATAGTCATTGCACCGCGTGTACCCATCACCTCAACAACAGCACCAGCCAGGTGGATATCCCCGCATCCCGTGTCTGTAATTAACTTATTATTGGCATAAGTCCATGACCCCTTACACATCCAGTATGGGTGATTAAATGCCCCCTGCCCCTCCAGCCATACAATAAACTCAGCGGTAGTCCATGGATTGTTGTCGCCGCCAATATGGATTGCGGCACTGTATGCCCTTGCAGCTCCGGCAGTACGCACGAATAAATCTTTATCTGGAATATCTGCGCCGTTCTGGCCTCTTTGCATAGCGCCAACGATGCGGGTGTCATCACCTGCGGCAACGGTATTGGCCGTTGTGCCGGTGTTTTTGGTCGCACTGTCGCCTAATTGCAGGCTCTGGCGAGCCAGCGCCGGATTCGGTAAATCGGCGAGGTTGCGTTCTTTAGCCAGCCTCACGCTCGCGTTGTCCATCGCAATTTTTACCGCTTTCGGTGTGGCGGCGGTGGTTTCATCTACGCTATCAGCCGCGCTGTTAAGCCGCGTGAACCCTTTTTCTGTCAGGCTCGCATCAGGGTGGCGGCGCGATTTCTCGTGTTCAGCGATGGCGTCATCCACATAGTCTTTTGTCGCCATCACCACTGAGCCATCAATCGACAGCTCAACGGAGGTGATGTCGCAGACCATGATGACCATACGCACCGTTTGCGCACGACCTGAGCCCTCAGCCAGCTCTGGCTTGTAGCTCTCGGCCATGTTCGCCACGGCAACCATAGTGCCGGTGTCGTCGTAAAGCCCCATTTCACGCGACCAGAACCCCCCCACCTCGGGCGGGATAACCAGCTCGGCAACGATATAATTCTTTTTCTTGTTGTCCTGGCTGATTTTATTCAGCGCGTGCCGCCAGACCTCATTAATAAGTTGTGTCTGCGCGGCGTTTGGTTCGGGTAAGCTCCCGCCGCCGTCACCGATAGCCATCGCGGTAATGTTGACCTTTTTCCCACCCGGAAGCGTCGCAGCGGCGAATTTTTCCGCCCCCGCGTGGGTAATAATCGTTTTATATTTTGTGCTCATAACGCCTCGCTTTCAGGGTAAACCGTAATAATGTCGCCATCCCATACCGCACCGCCGGTGTACATCCCGCCGATGACGTCCTGAATGATGTTCAGGCCAATAAGGTGACGGCTGGCGGATTTGGCATCACTAATCAGCCTTTCCATTTCGTAATACATTTCCTCAGTGATACCGCTTTCCAGCACCCCGATATCGAGGCGAAAGGTTCCCGGTGGATCGCTGGTTTCCCACCATTCCGTGACGTTGATGACATAGCCGAGCGGCTCCACCACGCGCCGGATAGCACCGATAGTGCCTTTGCGTCGGTGGATTAAATACGCGCTGCGCACCACCTCCCGCTTTGTTTCTTCCGGCCATTTTTCATCCCAGCGGTCAACGGAAAACGCCCACGCCAGATAGGGCAGCAGGCTGACCGGGCAGGTATCCGGGTTCCAGAGCACGCGCAGGTTGACCGGGGTCGCCTGAATTTCTGCGCAGGCCTGCGCGGCGGCAACCTCCAGCTGAGACGAGCCTACCGGCAGCAGACGAGAGTCACTCATCAGAGCCCCCGATAGTGATGCTGTATTCGGTGCAGAAAGAGGCCTGCGTCTCATCGAGCACAATGTCGCTGAGCGGCGCGGCCAGCTCGACCCGCTGCACACCTTCAACGTGCAGCGCGGCATAGATGGCGGATTTACGAATATCCCGCCCGAGCCGATGCTGCGCGGTGATATAGGACTTTAGCTTTTGCTCTGCCGCCTTACGGACGGGCTCACTCTCAGGGCCGGGGTAGAGATACAGCGTGGCATCAATGGTGTAGCTGACGATGCTCGCCGACTGGACGGTCAGACGGTCAGCTACGGGGCGCACGTCTTCACCGTTTAAAGCGTTTCGCACCACGCTCAGCAGCGCCTCGGAGGCGATACCGTTATCCTCACGTGATAACACTGAAATCGTGACGCAGGCCGGTGACGGGCTGATAACAGAGATATCGGCGACGCGCCCGTCGGCGCTGCGGCCATGATACTGATACGCCCCGACCGGACCCGCTACGCTTAGCCCTTCAAAGGCCTGTTGCGTGCGCAGGCGCAAATCGGTGTCAGACTCCATGACGGCAGGGGTTGGCGGGATGGTCGAGTCATCGGCCGGAGTAATCACCAGTCGCTCAACGTTTGAGTTGGCACTGAGCACGTCGAGGTCGTTTTTTTCGGCATAGGCCAGCATGACCGCCCGCGCGGCCTCGTTCACCCGCTGACGCCAGATAATTTCCCGGTAAGCATTTTCTTCGAGCAGCTTAACAATCGGCTCTGATTCAAAGGTCAGCGTCCGGGCGATAGCCTCCTGCTGTTCCTCCGGGTAGAGCGAAATCAGCGTCGCCTTTCGCTCGGTGAGGATGGTCTCGAAATCAAGCTCCTCGACGATATCCGGGGCGGGGAGCTGGCTCAGGTCTACGGTTGCCATAGTGATTTAACTCAGTGAAACGGTGGAGGAGAGCGGCGCGCCGGTGTCTGCCAGAGTGCCGGTAATGTCGACGTACATTGCCCCGGTTTCGGCACGTTCAAAGGTGATGTTTGTCAGCCTTATACGGGGTTCCCACTGCAGGATCGCCGAATAGCACGCCACCATGATTTGCAGACTGAGCGCCGGGTTTTGCGGCATATCAATCAGCGCTGACAGCAGCGAGCCGTACTCGCGGCGCATCACCCGAGAGCCGACCGGCGTCAGCAGAATATCGCGCACGCTCTGGCTGATGTGCTCAGTGTCGCTGATGCCGAGGCCGGTGCTGCGGTTCATTCCCATATAGCGCGCCGTCATTTGGTGCCCTCCGTCCAGCTTCCGCCATTTTCAACGCCGCCGTGACCGTGGCTATCCACCTGCACGCCGTTTGATTTAAACGCGCCGCCGGTGTGTTCGATATTGCCGCGCATGGTGCCGCCCTTTTGCACCTCAAGCGTCGCGGTCGTCAGCTTGTTGGTACAGACCACTTCCGGGGTGTCGAGGGTGATGCGGGTCTCGGCTTTCACCAGCACCACCGGCACGGTGGTCGTGATGGACTCCGACGCCGTCACGTCGGCGGTTTTGATGCCGCTGACCGTCAGCGCGCTGACCTCCGGCTCGTACTCGATGACCGCGCCATCAGGGAAAGCCACATGCCACGCATCCGCCGAGGCAGACGGGGCAGGGTTGTCGTCAGAGAAAATACCCGGCAGCACGAAAGCGGTATCGAGCTCGCCACCAATGGCCAGCAGCAGCACCTGCTCGCCGACCGAGGGAGCCCACCACGTCCGCGAGCGCCCAGCTCGATGGGTTAACCATTGGAGCCAGTCTGTGTAAATGCCGCCGGTCTGTACGCGACAGCGACCGGCATCAAGGTCTGTTTCGACAATGAGACCAGTGCGAATCATGTTGCGTAGCCCGCGGGAGAGTTCCTGAATATTTGCAAGTGTGTTCATACTGGAAGGATGCCGCTGGGTGATACCAACGGCAATTCAGTATGGCTTTATGACCTACTACACAACTGGATTAATGGGGCAAAACTGATACAGCGTGGCTGAAAATCACAGGTTCTTTCAATTCCTCACAAACTATTTTGATTTTGACAACCCCCTTTCCTTCGGCAATTGGGATTAATGTTATTTCATCGAATGTTAATGACCGTGTTTGCAACAATTTTTTTGCTCGAAGAGTTATTCTTCCTTTTTCATAACGAATCCAATCTGAGGGGTTAACCGGCTGAATGCGGTTAAGCACATTAGATAATCTCAACTCTTGAGCTTTTGTTGAAGGTAACTCACTCCCAAAATAATCACCTGTCATTAAAGCTTTTCTAATATCACGTATCGCCCCTCTTGCTTTCCTTTTCTTTCGTTCCATTTCCACAGGATGCGTCGGAATTTCAATAATTGGCAACTCCGTAAAAATACTTTCATTACTGTGACTGAGGGCCACTAAAAAATCAGGTAACTCGACATCAATATAAATATCTGTAGCGACTTTACGCCCTAAATTCTCCAGTACCGGGGTGATTTTATAAGCACTATCTTCATAACACTTAAACAAGAACAGCTTTCTATTGTATGAGTCTATTTTTTCATTTGATGGTATTTTTTCATTATACTCCGCCAGCTGCGCATCAGTAATTAGTTCTCCGTACCCTTCTGGCAAATCGCTCCGCCGTAACTGAGGTATATATTCCTGTTCCGATTGGACTTCAGCGAGCGATAAAGTCAGTTTTTCGTCTATCATTGATAATTTAAGAACAGGGGTTTCAGAAAGTAATTGGCTTTCATACTCCCTCAACCTTTCTCGAAGCTTTCTGTTCTCTGTAGATAATTCAGCTAACTCATTAGATACTTCTTTCGGTGTGGCTTGATCTCCTCTGACCCATCCCACCCGGGGTGTTCGTCGCATTATTTTCGGTAGAGCTATTGCAACCTTCGTTGCCAAATCATCCATAGAAACCCAAAAATCACACATTTTATTAGCTTTGGCTTTCTCAATAAATCGCTCTAAGCATTCGCTTTTTTTTGAATCACTTTCGCGCTCATTAGGTAAAGTCCCAACATCTCTATCTCTTATAAAGGCGAGTACAGGAATACCAAGAGACTTAGCGTAATCATACTCCATCTCTGTATAACTCAACCCTGACGAAGCAACGGACCCGTATTTATGACCAATTATGATGACATAATAGTCACTACCTTCAATTGTCTCCCTTATAATATCCCACTGTTCAGAATCGTCAGCACTAAACATCTCCATACCGACAGGGAAATGATATAAACTCAAAACAGTCTCAATAATTTTCTTTCGTGCTTGAAATAGATCTTCGTATGTAGAGCTAACAAAAATCTGGTACTTTTTTTCGTCCATATCCACCTCTCTTTTTAGTAGCAAAATACCAAAAAAAGAAAGCCATTCCAAAACTAATTCAACGTTTTGCCTAACTCATCATAGATCATGTCTTCAAGTAGTCTCTGGTCGTTGTTTGAAAAGCCGAGCAGCTTACGAACAGGATATTCCACGGCGGCACTGTTGCGTCCGGGCTTATCCTTAAGCCCTAACTGATGAACCCGTGCGATACGCTGCACCTTGCCGGTAAACTCCACCATCGCCGCACCGTCGCTGCCTTTGGCTTTTATAAAGCGGTTAGTGCGCAGTTTGGCGAACATCTCACGCTTAATGCGGCCTTTCTTGCTCCGCACCGGCTGGCGTTTTCTGGCGGCATACGGGGTGCCGTCGGGTGCCTGCTGGCGCTTAATGCGCTGTTGCTGGCTGGCGCGCAGCTTTTTGGCAATATCAACCGCCATTTTCCGGCGCGCCGCCGGTGACAGGCTGGCAATCAGACCGGCGAGGCGCTCCTGCAGTGCGGTTAGCTCACTCATCCCACTGACTCACCAGCTCGCCGTTAACGTACAGCTCCACTGGGCGCGTCACCGGCTCAGGCAGCAGAGGCTCTGGCGCATAGCTGACGTGCAGCGCGCCGTCGACCTCTTTGACGAGCGTGCGCTCGGTGAGCCTCAGGCTGATACTGATATCGAGCGAATCGTCGTTATTGATATCAATAATCCAGGTGAATCCTTTTTCCCGCCCGTCGTCGGTGGTCATAATGTCCGGCTGATGCTCACGCAGCCACGCCTGCACTGGCACGAAAATCAGGTCGAGGTCGCCAGTGAAGTCGGTCACCACCACGTTAAGCACGTACACCTTTTCAAACGACAGCGAGCTCGCCAGTCGGGAATCGGTATGCCCGTTGTCGGCGAAAAGGCGCAGCATCTCTGGGTTGGTTTTGAGCTGCGGCACGGCGCTAATCAGCGCTTTTCGCAGGCTTTTGTGCTTCTGCATCGAGTTCATCCTGACAGTGTTTGACGGTTTTGACCTGCAGCGCACAGGCGGTCAGCGCGCCCTCAAGGCGGCGAATATCCGCGCTCAGGTCACCATTCGTTTTCGGATCGCTTCCCGGCATCGGGCAAAGGCTCACCCTCGGGCAACCGTTGATCACAGTCACCGGCGCTGTGGCAGGCGGGGCGGACGTGCACCCGACGCACAGCATCAGGAAGCTGAGCGTTATACCAGCGGCGAAAATCTTCATTTTCATTGAGTAATCTCACAATGGTTTGCTCACGGCGGCTGGCTTCCTCTCCGGCCTTTGCGAGCTGGTCACGCAGCGCTACCTGCGCGGATTCATTACGTCTGGCAAGCTGACCGGCAACGCTGAGCTGATTTCTCAGCATGCCAATCTCAGTTTTCTGCTGACCGGCGACGCGGTTTGCTGCCTCAAACGAGCGGGTTAAATTGCCGTTCTCATGGTGTAACCACAGCAGCCCGAGCACGGCCAGTGCCAGCAATACGGCCAGAATCTTCATGCCATCACCCCGCCCGCCGTGCGCCAGACGGTGACCAGCTTTTCGAGGCTGTGCTCGCGCTGACCGTAACCGGCACCCGGTAACGACGCCCAGATATTGCGACAGCGGGAAATTGCACGTTCAATTCGCCCCGCCCTGATATCTTCAATAGCACCACGCTCCCGGATTAACTGGATCGCGAGTTTGTCCTGCGACAACGGGCTGAAATCAGGCAGTGCGAGCTGTTTCTGATAGTGCGGCCAGTAGAGATAAAGCTGCTGGTAACGCCCCGACGCCGTGGATTTTTCACCGCGACGGTTGAACACTTTCGCCGGTCGGCCATGTGCGAATGGGTGGTCTCCGTAGTCGGTGAAAATCTCTGGCTTACCATCCATCCCGGTCACAATGACGTCGTAGCCGCGATTTTTCGTCAGCGGGTGCGTGGCGGTTCCTTCTGAATAAGCCAGCATGTCGAGAAAGGCCGCGATGTTTTGGTGAGTATCAATGACCGGCATCCTGTTTCCCCTTTGGTGATTTGAGTCGACGCTGAATGACAATTTCAACCGCCTGATAACCGGCAATGCCCAGCATTGAGCCGATGCCGCACACGGCGGGTAAAGACATATCGGGAAACTGCACCAGTACAACACCGGCCACCATCGAGACAAAACCACCGAGCAGCATGCGACCGATAAACAGGCGCGGGGTGATGGGCTCCCCGCCTGACAGGACTTTCCCGACAACAATCAGCACCCCGATCACAAACAGCGACAGGACGCCTTTTTCTCCTTCCGTCATACTTTTCACTCCCACAGATTGATAACTTCGGTAACGGGTGACGACTGGACGTCGGGCAGGTCAATCGCCGTGCCATGCGGCAGAATGACGCCCAGCTCAGACAGCCCGGAATTAGCCTGCAGCACCGTCTCGACCACGCCCTCAGTGCGCCCGTAATACCGGGCGCAAAGTGCATCAAGGGTGTCGCCCTGCATGGCGTAAACTTTCATCAGAGCTGACCCACGATGCAGCGCGGTTTGTCCTGGAGTCGCGCAACCGACCAGCGCATATCCCGCCACAGGTCATCAATGGTGGTTTCCACGCTGTCGGCTTTTTTGTCGCCCTTGCCGGTGGCCTCAACGCCGCGATAGCGTTCATACAGGGTGGCGGTTGCCATCGCCGTCACGGCGCTCAGGTAGTGAAAAACTCGCTGATTCTCGCCGTCGATTTCTTCGGCGGGCACGTCGGTCAGCTGTGTAAACCCTGCGGCCATCTGGTGCGCCCGGTAGTCGTAAAGCTCGGCATTGGTTTCCGCCATGCCGGTCTTGATGGCGTTGCGCAGACGGGCGGGTGAGACGGTCTGCTCCAGCCGCATCAGCTCGCGCACGCGCTTTGGATCCACATCCGGGAAAAAGAACGTGTTTTTAATCACCGCCTCGCCCGTCTCCGGTGCGGGAATGACCACACCCGGCACGTCCTGCTGTAAGTCGGGCTTGTTCAGTATCACTGTCGTCATGACTACCTCTGAAATAGGTGGGCGGTGGACGCCGGTCGCCGTTCAGGTGAAACACCGACATAGACCAGCGTGCCGCCCGGCGCGGGGCGCGTTCGGTTATCCGGTGACTTTCCTCGGGCGACCCCGCCCTCGTTTCACCGGTGAATCTGTTTTTTTCGCTGATGCCCTTTTGGGCGTGGCTTTGGGGGCGACGCGCTTTGCTGTGGTGTCCGGTTTGGGAGTCAGCTCACGCGTGAGGCGCTCAATGTCCTTTCTCACACCGGCGTTGCGGTCGAGCTGGTTTGCGCGTTGCAGGTGAGTCAACGCCTCATTGGGCTGACCGCTGTCGCGCAACGTCAGGCCGGTCAGCTTATGCAGTCGTGCGCGAACCTCATCAGGCATGTCAGCGGCACCGGTCATGTCAATGACGCCGAGCAGTAGCGAAGCATCGACCGTCTGACCGGCATCGCGGGCGCGCTGCGCCGTCAGGGCGACCTCTTCGGCCAGCATGTAGGGCGCGGTGCGGGAATGTCCACCGGGCATGGACAGGCTGAAACGTAGCGCATAGCGCGCAATTTCAAGTGCGCCCGGAATGTCACCGGCATCGAGACGCCACAGCATGACCGTCATCAGAATGTCATCCTGTGCGCCGGTGCCATTCTCCAGCACGCCGGTTACCCACGGCAGGTAAAACGGCAGCAGCTGGCGCTTTTTCTCGGCCTTGCGTTCTTTGGAGTGGATTTGTGATAGCGTCCGGCGGTCTGCGGCCAGCTTGACGAGCATCTGCTCGTAAGCTGAGGCATGGCGCAGCGGGACGTTTTCCTGCTGCGCAGCCCTGATAGCCGAGACCCGCATCGCATGACGCTGTGCGGGGCTCGCCATCAGTTATGCCTCCCCGCCGTCAACTGCCGGGGCTTTAGTGCCTGCGGTGAGCTCCTGCATGGCCTTGACCAGTTCGGCGGCAAACGCTTTGGCGCTGGTTGTTTCCGGGGTGGAGGCTTCTTCCGGCTCCAGAATCTCGATGTTCTCAATCAGGCAGCCGGCCTCGTAGTCTTCGATAACAAAGTCGACCTTCACCTGCTCGTAGTTTTCCACGCGATCCAGCTTCGGATTTTCCTCAATGTGGCGGCGGTGACCGTCCTCATACATGTAGATGGAAATGTTATCCAGCGGGGTGATGAAAATACTGTTGGCCGGGAAGAACGGCGCACGCACCGCCTGCAGCTGACCGATGGTTTTCTGGCTGATAATCAGCTCACCGGCGAGCTGTTCGCTGTTCGCCTGGAATTTGTTAATCATCGGGAAATATTTGTCGGTCAGAATGCGACGCCCACAGATAACCACCATCTCGGGATTTTCGCGGTGAATTTCTTCAATCAGCGATTCATGCGCATCCATCACCAGCGCGTCGAGGTTGGCGTAATGCCCGCCCTTACCGATTTTGATGGTGTCCGAAATCACCGCACCTTTGTCATCGGTCACTTTGTCCATAACGCGCTCAGGGGCATCGTTGCGGTATTTCTGCAACCAGCCGACGGCCACATCCTGACACAGGGGATTATTTTTGCGGTCAGAGGTTGCCGCCCGGGTCACACCGTTAAAGCCGATGGTGATGTAGTCCAGCGCCTGACGCTTGATGATGGCGTTACGGATACGGATCTGGAAATCCTGAAAGCGCGCCCACAGGTCGAGCTTGCTGTACGGCAGGTGGTAGTCAAAGTTAACCGGCTTACAGAAGTAGCGGTAAGCGTCCATTTTGGAGAAGTCGGCCGTTTTACGTTCAACGCCGCCGTCGGTGTCGGCGGTGCTGGCAATCGTGCCGGTGACATCCATACCGACTTTTTCCTCGGTCAGTTCGCCCACGACCACCATATTGATGAGTTTCAGGAAAGAAGAGGACTGCTGGATTTTGTCAAACAGGGTCTGAGTGACGGACGGCTCAACGTTAAATTTATTGCTGAGGTCATTCACTGCGACGCCGTTCAGCTCAGCGATTCGGCTCAGGTACTGATTGAATTTAAAGCGGGTTTCTTTACGCATTATCTGTGCATTCCTGTTTTGAAAAAGGGGAGGCTTAGCAGTCGGTCATCGCCATGTCGGAACCATCACCGCCGGTGCTCAGTTTGCGGCGCGGCTGTACGGTACTTTCGGTGTTGTCCAGGGTGTTTCTGAACGTGCTGAATTGCTGGCTGGTTGCGTCGGCCTGTTCGGTGATGGTCTGTTTCAGCGCCGCGATTTCACCCTCCAGCTTGCCGAAACGCGTGTCGGCATCTTCGCCGCCGCTCTGGACGCGTTCGGCAATCGCCGTCACCGCTTCACGCACATCAGCAAATCGGGCGTCATCGTCCTGCTGTTTACGGCTGAAAATGGCTTTAACGGAGTCGGTGATCTTGTTGAGCAGGGTTTCTGGATGGTCTTCAAATTCCAGCACGGCGAGGGTTGCCACGGTAAACAGGTCATCAGGCTGCTCTTTTTTACCGGCGGCGCAGAATTGCAGGTATTCGGTGCCGAGGCTCGCCGGGTCATCGGTCACCGCAAGGCCGATTAGGTGGCATTTGCCGGTATTGGCAAAGTTCGGGCGGATCTCCATCGAGGTGTAAACCTTCTGGCCTTTCGCCAGCATGGCGAGCAGATTATCGAGCGGGGAGATTTTGCCGTAGAGCGCCAGCTTGCCGTTGAGCGCGGAGTCATCTTTAATCACTTCCGCTTTCAGCTCGATAACATCGCCATAGCGACAGAACGGCGTGTCGGGAACCACGCTGCGGATATGCTCCAGATTGATGCGACAACCGTAGACGCGCGGGTCAAAGCCGTCGGCCATGTCCTGAATATCTTTCGCACTGATATCGCGACCGTCGCAGGTGTCACCCTCGACGCCGATGCGAAACCATTTGGAGATTTTTTTTGCCATGTGTCAGGTGTCCTGATGTTGGGTGTTTGGGTCGGGGTTAGTTTCCCGACGCCGCCGCACCTTATCCATCAATCCGGGATGGATAACCCCTGACACAACAGAGCCTTAGCGATTCATCGCCCCCGTTTCTTTAGCCTTGCCCTGTACCCACTACGGCGAGGCATACATGACCATCACCACCGACACATCACTGTTAAACGACCCGCGACGACAGGCGGCACTGCTGTTCTGGCAGGGTTTTTCCGTTCCGCAAATCTCGGACATGCTCCAGACCAAGCGCGCCACGGTTCAGAGCTGGAAGCAGCGCGACCGGTGGGAAGAGACCGCACCGCTCAACCGGGTGGAATACACGCTTGAAGCGCGGTTGATTCAGCTCTATGCAAAGCCCGACCTGACGGCGCACGACTTTAAGGTCGCTGATTTTCTTGCCCGACAAATGGAGCGGTTCGCCCGCATCAGCCGCTATGGCCAGACCGGCAACGAGGCGGATTTAAATCCCAACGTGGCCAACCGTAATAAAGGGGAGCGTAAGAAGCCGAAAAAGAATTTTTTCAGCGAGGAGGCTATCGAGAAACTGGAGGAGATTTTTCTCGACCAGTCATTCGACTATCAGCTCGAATGGTGGCGGGCTGGGCTGGCGCACCGCATCAGGCACATACTGAAATCCCGCCAGATTGGCGCGACCTTCTACTTTGCGCGGGAGGCATTGCTGCAGGCGCTGAAAACCGGCCATAACCAGATTTTTCTCTCGGCCAGTAAAACGCAGGCCTATGTGTTCCGGAAATACATTATTGCCTTTGCCCGACTGGTTGAGGTGGAGCTCAGCGGCGACCCGATTGTGCTCGGCAATAACGGCGCTGAGCTGATGTTTCTCGGCACCAACGCCAACACGGCGCAGAGTCATAACGGCGATTTGTATGTCGATGAGATTTTCTGGATCCCTAACTTCCAGAAACTGAAAAGGGTGGCCGGGGGCATGTCGTCGCAGGAGCATCTGCGCACGACTTATTTTTCGACCCCCTCGTCGCTGGCACACGGCGCCTACCCGTTCTGGTCCGGTGAGCAGTTTAACAAGGGGCGCTCAGACAAGAGCGAGCGCGTCGATATTGATATCACGCATGCTACGCTGGCGAAGGGGGTCGCATGTCCTGACGGCCAGTGGCGGCAGATTGTCACCATTGAGGATGCGCTCGCCAAAGGGTGCACCCTGTTCAACATCGACACGCTGAAACGCGAAAACAGCGTCGATGAGTTCCGCAATCTGTTTATGTGCGAATTCGTCGACGATAAAGCGTCGGTATTCCCGTTTGAGGAGTTGCAGCGCTGCATGGTCGACAGCATGGAAGAGTGGGAGGACGTCGAACCGTTCGCCGACCGTCCGTTCGGTCACCGCGTTGTGTGGATTGGCTACGACCCGTCACTGCGCGGCGACAGCGCCGGTTGTGTGGTCATCGCGCCGCCGGTGGTCGCCGGTGGCAAGTTCCGCATTCTTGAGCGCCACCAGTGGAAAGGCATGGACTTTGCCACACAGGCCGAATCCATCCGCGAGCTTACCCAAAAATACAACGTGGAATACATCGGCATCGATGCGACCGGGCTCGGTCAGGGGGTGTTCCAGCTGGTGCGCTCCTTCTACCCGGCAGCGCGCGAGATTCGCTACACGCCTGAAATGAAAACCGCGATGGTTCTGAAAGCCAAAGACACCATCAAGCGCGGCTGTCTTGAGTACGACGTTGGCGCGACCGACATCACGCAGTCGTTTATGTCCATTCGCAAAACCATGACCAGCAGCGGGCGCAGCGCCACCTATGAGGCCAGCCGCACCGAGGAAGCCAGTCATGCCGATCTCGCATGGGCAACCATGCACGTATTAATCAATGAGCCGCTCACCGCCGCCAGCGGGCAGCAGTCATCCAGCATTATGGAGTGGAATTAATGAGCAAGAAACGCAACAAGCGCCAGCCACAGCCTGACACCCGAAAACATACCGCCACCCCCGCTCAGAGCATGGAGGCATTTACCTTCGGTGAGCCGACGGCGGTGCTGGACCGTCGTGATATTCTTGATTACGTCGAGTGCATCGATAACGGTCAGTGGTACGAGCCGCCGGTCAGTTTTTCCGGGCTGGCGAAAAGCCTGCGCGCTGCCGTTCACCACAGCTCGCCGATTTACGTGAAGCGTAACATTCTGGCTTCAACCTACATTCCGCACCCGCTGCTGTCGCAGCAGGATTTCAGCCGCTTTGTGCTCGACTTTCTGGTGTTCGGTAATGCCTTTATCGAGAAGCGCCTCAGCATCTCAAAGCAGCCGGTCAGGCTGGAAACCTCCCCGGCCAAATATACCCGACGCGGGGTTGAGGACGACACCTACTGGTATATTCAGTCCTACACGCAGCCGCACGAGTACGCCTCCGGCTCGGTGTTCCACCTGCTGGAGCCTGATATCAATCAGGAGCTCTACGGCATGCCGGAATATCTCAGCGCCCTTAATTCTGCCTGGCTGAATGAGTCGGCAACGCTGTTTCGCCGCAAGTATTATCAGAACGGGGCGCACGCGGGCTACATCATGTATGTGACCGACGCCGCGCAGAGCAGCACCGACGTTGAAGCGCTGCGCAAAGCGATGCGTGATTCGAAAGGGCTCGGCAATTTTAAGAACCTGTTTTTCTATGCCCCGAACGGTAAAGCCGACGGGATTAAAATTGTGCCACTCAGCGAAGTGGCGACGAAAGACGATTTCTTTAATATCAAAAAAGTCAGCGCGGCTGACCTGCTCGACGCCCATCGGATCCCGTTCCAGCTGATGGGCGGCAAACCTGAAAACGTCGGGTCAGTGGGGGACGTTGAGAAGGTGGCAAAGGTCTTTGTGCGTAATGAGCTGACGCCGCTGCAGGAGCGACTCAGGGAGCTGAATAACTGGCTCGGGCTTGAGGTGATTCGCTTTAAAAAATACACCCTTGACCCTGATGAATAACCCTCACCACCGCCGCCATCATGGCGGCTTTTTTGTACCCCCTCACCATATGCCCTCAGAGCCGCTACACCGCGACACAGACTAGCCGTGTCTCGTTACGAATCCACCACCAATACAACGCCACAGCGACGCGCTCAGGCGCGAGAAAATAAATAAAACACCCACGTCGGCGCGCAATGCTTTCCCCGCCACGCCTGCCCGCTTTATGGGGTGGTTTTAATGCAATTGCGTAAGATAGTTTCGTCGAGATATGATGCTGGATTAGGTGATAAGAACTATTTTCTTTGGCGCATGCGTTTTGATGCACTTTGATGCGATACTGCATTACAGACGAATTTGTAGTTAGTGTTAGGCATTACACAGCTTAAATCTGTATAGAGAGAGGGACTAAATGTCAGAACATTTTGTTGAGTATGATGATCAAGCTGAAAACGAAGATGATGTTGAACTGGTAGAAGGGACGGACTTCTCTGCTGCTGTTGTTAGCGGTACCGACTGGACAACAGAAACCATTATAAACCAAATTAATAAAAATAATATTCAACTTAACCCAGATTTTCAACGGCGTGATGCTTGGGATAAATCTAGGAAAAGTAATTTTATTGAGTCATTGATATTGGGATTGCCAATACCCCAGTTGGTTCTGGCAGAAAGGAAAGAACAGAGAGGTGCTTATATAGTTCTTGATGGGAAACAACGGTTGCTAAGTATTCGCCAATTCGCCGCTGAAAAAAATGATCCAGTTTACGAACCGCTGAAACTAAGTGGTCTGGAAATTAGAACCGACCTCAAAGGTAAAAATCTGCATGATCTTAAAGATGATGCGGATTTTTATAATGATGTGGCGGCATTTGAAAATCAGCCAATAAGAACGGTTGTAATTAAAAATTGGCCGAGTGAAGAGTTTCTTTATCATGTTTTTTTACGCCTCAATACTGGCAGCGTCCAATTAGCACCGCAGGAGTTAAGGCAAGCTCTTCATCCAGGGGCTTTTGTTTCTTATATTGATTCCAAAGCACCAGATAATGAAGCAATTAAAGGTATACTGAAGTTGAAAAAACCCGATTTCCGTATGCGAGATAATGAGTTATTACTACGGTATTATGCCCTCAAAAATTTCCTCACTGAATATGCAGGTGATCTCAAGAAATTCCTGGATAATACATGCCTACAGTTTAATAAGGATTGGGCTAACGTAGAAAACACTGTTTTGGAGCAGTTTGAAGAGCTCAATCATGCTCATGAAACTATTTTGAGTGTTTTTGGAAGTAATAGTTATAAAAAATGGTTTTCAGTTGATTATGAGAAGAAATTTAATAGGGCTATTTTTGATATTATGGCACTATCATTTTCTTACCCAGAGGTTCGAACAGCAGTTGCAGGAAGGGAAGCAGAAGTTGAAGAGTTATTTAGAAAGCTTTGTAAGGATAATTTTGCTTTCCTTTCATCGCTCGAAACTACAACAAAGAGTTTAAAATCAACGCATACTAGAATTTCAGTATGGTTCAATGAACTAAATGGCTTGTTAAATACTAAATTGCCAACTTTCGAGCTGGATGATGCTACTAATAGAATAAAAGTGGTGTGATTATGGTCGGTTCTGAGCGGTTTATTGCTTTGCAGGAGAGGTTAGATGAATTAAGAAGGCACTTGCTTCCTTCTGAGTTTTCACCCATCGGTGAATACGACCCTGTTCAGTTAGATATGGCGAAGGGGTATCGCCTATTGACCCATGCTGAATTCGAGTCTTACCTTGAGGATGTTTCGAAAGAGACTGTGTTGCATGCACTCCAGCAATGGAAAAAAAATAAAAAACCGTCACTGACTATTGTTTCGTTTCTTGCGGCTTATCATAGTTGCTGGGCGGTTGGAGATGAGCAAAATAATCAAGAGTTAATCAATTTATCCCGGGCAAGAGCGAACCCTAAAGAATCACTTAGTGAAATAATGAATGTTGCAAGTAAGCAGTTTATAGATAAAATTAGTGCCAATCATGGAATTAAGGCAAAGAACTTCAAGTCCTTAATCTTTCCAACTGGAATAGATATTGATGAGTTGGAGCCTGATATGCTACCAAAGTTGGATAGTTTTGGTTCAAAACGTGGTGAGATTGCCCATTTGTCGGCGAGAGTTAATCAGCAAATAAACCCTAAAGACGAATTTGATGATGTTAGTTTTTTACTAGAGTGTTTTCGCACTTTAGACCAAAAACTTGTTACTATCAAGGCCACAATATAGGGGCAAAAGCCATGTTATATAACATGGCTTTTATTTTAAATAACTATTCTACACAATGGAATAAATCTTCGTCTGCATAATTTTTTTTTTCACTATGCGCAAGATCAGCAATGAGAGTTAGTGCGAGCTGAAGGTCTGACGGTTTGCAGTTTGCAATCAGAGACACCTCTGCGATGAATTGCACACAAGCCCATTTTTGTTGTGCTCGACTGAAATCTTCCCCAACCATGAAATCCCTCCCAATATGAATTACTGTATATTTATCCAGTATAACGGAATGGTGAATGATTGGAAGCACAAATTGTCAATCAAGTGAACAGTCTATGTTCATGATATAGATGAAAATTAGTTGTTGGTTAGCTTTGCAGCAACTGACAAGACTACTATGCGCTTAAGGATGTTCCTGGCTTTCGCTGCTGTGACGGCGGTGCAGAAAAAATTTTACCTTTGGACGTTCCGCGCAGTCATTTACCACTAAAGCGGCTTTTACCGCCCGTCACCCAAATTTGAAGACGACCAGCCCGTTATGCAACACTCTGCTTCTCCATAACAGCGAGGGCAGCAATATGCGCAAAGCATCAATTGAGTTGATAGGAACGACGAAAATAGTGTGCCTAGTTGCGGGAGCGCTTGGAACAGGTCGCTGCTTGCATATCGTGGTTATATCGCAGGATATGTCTACTCAACCGACACAGGAACAGTGGTTAAAAGGCGTTGAACTATGTCAAAAAAAGGCTATTGAACTGCGCTATGAAGTCGTGAGAATTCTCGGTGGGAAAATGGCAGGCTTATAGTTCTATAGAAAGCTCGCGTTAGTAGAACTGACGCCATTTATCATCTTCCTGCAGTCGATGGTTGCGGTAAAAAACGCGTAGCCCTCCACCTGACGGAATGCTGCCTCCCCGCAGAAGCAGATCAATCTCTGACTCACTGCCATCGAACCCTCTGGAACTCAGCTCTGCCTCAAGCTGCAGGTGCTGCTGATCCGAAATATTCTGTTTGTATGCTTTTTTCCGCTTCGGTTTAACCAGCCTCAATCTGGCGGTAAGTTCTTGCCGTTCCTTCTGGCTCATGTTGTGAAGATAATCCTGCAGTTCCTCCTCATTCATAGTTTTAATATCGGGTACATCTCCCCCTGATTGGTTCAAATTTTCAACAGGGGGACAGTTATTGCCACGAGTCCAAGGGGCGCTAGCGCCCTGGTCGGCTGTCGCCTCCTGAAGGTCAACGGCCTTACGAACCTTTTTCCACTTCACCGCGTGCGTGCAAATCTTGCCTTCTGCAATCGGGGACCAGATGCCATAGATACGGATACCGTGATCGCCGTAGGCGCTAGGCTCGTCGTTAAGTTCGTAGGCAGTTCTGACAAGGTGATGCTTACGTGGAACCAGCACACCGCCCTGTTTCATGATGTAGGTGGCAAAGCAGCCTGCATCAGCTGCAGCCAATACTGCATCCAGGCGCAAGTTATCCAGTACCGGCGCTCCGGCTTTGCGCTCTCCCTGCGTTCTCGCGGCCTGACCAGCCAGCAAGCGCAGCTCTCGGTATGCCTGACGCCCCGGAATACCAAAGAAACGGAACTGCTGGACACGGTGCAGTGACGCCCAGGCGCTGACGTGCTCGGCACTGTCGCGCAGAGATCTGCCGGTTTCTTTGCTGATTTCTTTAGCCAGCCCGCGCCCGTCGATGTTCTTGCTGATGTATTTGGCGATATAGCTGGTCGGCGTACCCTTGTGCGGGTTGATAAGCTCGGGTTTGAAACGAGGTTCCGTCTTGTTACCCAGCTCCTCGCGGTCTTCACGGATGGCAAATTTACGCAGCAGCGCGGTGATGGATCGGCGGTCTTTTTTTCTCATGAAGCACAACAGATGCCAGTGCACGGTGCCGTCATGGTGCGGCTCTGCCACGCGGACGCCATACCAGCGCAGCCCGGCCTTGTGCATTGCCTTGCGGAAAGCGGCGAAGGTATCAACCAGATAATCACTGCTCTGTCGGACAGTGGCGCTGGTCCACTTCGGATTTGGCCTGCCGTTGTTGAGCGTTGCGTGGAAGCGTGACGGGCAGGTGATGGTATAGAACACGGCACAGTCTCCGCGCATTTCCGCGATTAGTTCCAGCCCTTTCACACAGGCCATCATTTCATTGCGGCGGTGTGCCGGGTTGCTGTTGCTGGCGTTCACCACGTCTTCCATGTCCAGCGTGTCGCCGTCTTCGTTGACCAGCTCATGCGAGCGGAAGAACTCCAGCGATTTGCGGCGCTGCTCGCGTTTGTGGATCACGGCTTCATAGCTGACATACGGGGATGCTTTTTTGTTGACCAGACAGACGGCACGCAGTTGTTCCTCTCGTCTCTCGCAGCGCACCTGCCACAGCTTGCGATACCACCAGTCTGCGCACAGCATACGCGCCAGCGATGGAGGGATTAGCTCGTAGGGCACAGGCTTGCGGCGGTGTTTCTTACGGCGCAACTGCTCAAAGGCAGGTGGAATGACTTCAAGGCGCAGGGTCTCTGCAGCAACTTTTTCCCATGCCTGGCGGATTTCTTCTGGTTTAACATCGTCGCTGGTCAACAGATCGCCGCAGGCCGTCTCAAGACACATGCTCATATGTGCTGCAACCAGCGTGGACAGGCGCTTGACCTGATCCTGATTCATTTCAGGAAGAACCAGCAGCCCCTCCAGTCCGTCATGGCTCGCCATAAACCGGAAAGAGGCAGACACCTGACTGTCGCGCACGCGCTCCAGCCGCTCAAGGCACGGTCTGATAGTTTCACGTAGATAGCGGGAATAGGCTTTAGCTCTGCCCAGATTATGAAAATATTCAATCCGCTCCAGCAAAGGCTTGCTGATATGGGACGGCATGGCGCTAACATCAGCAAGGATGACCAGATCAGGATTAAAATGCTGCTGCTCGCGGGCTATTTTGGCATGGCTTATCAGCCGTTCCTGCTCCATTTCGCGCTGGACAGGATCACGGGACTCATTGAAGAAATAGCGTTCCCAGACCTCATTACTCAGCGCCTCGCGGCGCAGTTGTTCCTGCTCGCTATCCGCAGAGTAAAGAGTGATCAGGTTTGAAAGCGCAGAAACCGGCGCAATTTCCGCCGGGTTCAGGTACGGGTTAACCGCTTTTTTAGCAGTATTCCACGGATAAACCTTATCGTCCGCAGAGCTAGGCATCAACATCAGCCTCAATGAGCGCGTTACTACAAAGCAGCCCTATACGCTCAATTTCAGCGGCCATAGTCTCAATCGAGGTGATCGCAGAATTATGGATATGGTGATGGATAAGCCCGGAAATAAGCTGGTTAATCTTCGGGTAGTAGCCGACAGTGTCGAGCCATTCCTCGCCAGCTTTTTTACCCGATTTAACAACCTTCTTTTCATTCAGAATGAATTGATACTGGTCGCTGGTAATAATCCATTTATCACCAATTTCTATTCTGATGCCCATTTATACGCCCCTGTAGTGTTTTGATTTGAGCTCGGCGACTTGCTGGCAGGTCACACAAAAGGCCACTCCCGGAATCGCAACACGGCGAGCTTCCGGGATTGGTGCGTCACATTCTTCGCAGAGGAAACGAGAGGGCGCAGCGATACGGCTGCGCGCGTTTCTGATATGGCGCTCGCGGTCTTCCTGTTCGCGCTGTTGTGCTAAATCCATTGCGTCGGCCATTAGTGCAACTCCTGTTATTCGTTTTCGTAGCGAGTGGCTTCGCGGCGCAGAAGTTCAGCCGCTTCTTTACCGGTCATATCCGCATTAGTAATGTGAACTGCCAGAGCCTCGAGACGGATAGACACGGCTAAAGCGCGGTCTTTACGCTCTTCTTTCTTGGCTTCTTTAAACAATTCGTCCAGTGTGTTTTTTCCTGCACTTCTCGGTGTTGAAAAATAAATAACTCGACTCATAAATCCTCCTGAGTTTTGGCAAAAGAATGCCCGGCGGGTTTACGCCATTAATTTCTGTTGTTGGTTAATTCGGCATGGTTAGCCGTTTGGGAAATAAGCTCACTACTGCGCGAAAATGATTCATTGCTGTAATAAGCGCCTTTTTCTCGTCAGTAGTCAGCTCACTTAATTCGCATTCATGACGAGTGGCCGGTATTTTTGCCAGAAAGAAAATTGCGGCCAGTGCGCGGTTATTTTCTTCGCGTAGTGGATCGCGTTTATCACGCATATCATCGACAAAACGCTCAACTTCTTTCCAGCTATCGCCCCAATATCTCGCGCGCAATTCAGCCACATGATTGAGACCGGCCAGACGTTCACCCGCTTTTAGCGGAATAGTCGCGGAAACAGCTTCGATAGCCATGATTCCCCCTGCTTTTTGGTAGAGAGGCCAGCCAGTAAATCAGCCTGTGAGCGGCTCGGGTGCCAGCGCTTGCCGTCCTTACCTGCGATCCAGCCGTGGCCATAGTGCATGGCGGGGCTTTCTTTGCGGAGAAGAGACGCGAATGACGGTTCGTTAGTCAGCATAACCACCTCACACCAAACCGAACGTTGCGCCGATGCCGGTCATTGTATCGACGACGCTCGACATTGCCGGATTAGCCTGTAGGCGTGCCTGTAACGCCAGCGCTGAGAGTGACAACATGCGAATACCAGAATTGACACTATCAATCATGTTGCTCTTACGGACAGAAGTCAGACGTTCATCAGATGCCGCACCGCTTGCCAGCTCCCCGAGCTCACTCATGGCGCGCATGACATAAGACTGCAATTTGTCTTTAGCCAATTCATTGACTGGCACGCATGGCAGACAATGAATCTGCGCTAGAAAACCATCAACGAGGGTTGAGTCTTCTGTCAGGTCAGTCAGCAGCCATAGCTCAGGCGGCGTAAACTGGTGAGGCTGTTCCGGGTTGAGCTTGTTACGTAACGTTTGAACATTCATACCCGCGCGCTCTGCCAGCTTCGCCATGTTGTGACGCTGCGCGAAAGCTCGGCATGCTTCGTCATAGTGGGGATGTTTGGAAACCTGAAAATCAAACATGGTTAAATTCCCTCTAACTTGCATAATCAAGTTCAGTTGAGCGCGGGGTGGCTGTCGATGTAGCGACAATCAATTGCTTGTTGAGTTAGTTTGTCGCGCCATGCTTTGACGTTTACGAGTGTGCGGCATCGTTTTCCAGCATCTTCCTTGTTGGAAAAGTCTTTAGTTGGAGCTTTGAGGAGGATGCCCTCATCAAGCCATTGCCAGACCAGACGCTCGCTTACACCGCGAGTGGCGGCAAAGTCTTTCACTGTCATTGTGTCTGACATAGCGGAGCGGATCATTGTCTGCAGAGCTGGCAGCATAGCCGTAACGATGGCATCAAACTGAGCCGGGTCTAACAGCACAGTTTGATTTTGTGAGTTTTGCGAGTCGTGCGTCGAGATTGATTTTGCATCTGACATAACGCATTATCTCCTGTTGTTTGAAATGTGGTGCAGTGGTGTGCATCTTGGTCGATGAATGCCACTATAGATCGTAAAAAGTTTTCTGTAAACACCCATAAAATTATCTATAGGGGTTTTTATGAGTTCTGAGCTTGATGTTCAGTTGCGTATTAGTGCTGCTAATGGGGTACTGGAGCGCTTGATGTCAGCGTATGGCGTCAAGATGCAAAAAGATTTGGCAGACTTGTTAGGTATCGCTAAACACAGCGTTAGTGGCTGGGTTCAGCGCGATGCTATACCGGGCAATATCATAGTGAGATGTTGTCTTGATACGGGGGCTGATATCAATTGGCTTGTAAATGGAGAACTTGCAAATTCGAATTTTGAGCGAGCTGGTTGCAGGTTGAAAGGCAAGGAACTCTATGACGAGATTATGACGAATGGAGGGAAAACCGTTTTGCGTCGGATTCTTGATGCGTATGGTTTTACTATGCAAAAGGAGTTGGGCGACCTGCTTGGTATTTCCTCCGGCACGATCAGTACCTGGGTTAGACGTGATTATTTCCCCGGCGATGTTGTCGTGACATGTGCTCTTGATACTGACGTGTCACTTGAGTGGTTAGCAACTGGTAGGGGACCAATACGAGATACTAAGACTAGTACTACATCAGGTATTTCTATCAAAAAATCTCGTCTTGAATCAGGCAAACTTAAGGATACTGGAGTTTGGCTCTCAGACCCCTCTATGACTCCTGCAAGCTCTGGTGAATTGGTCTTTGTTGACGGTGTCGGTTTCTCGTGGCTTGTCGATTGTTCTGTATCAAATATTGGCAATGGTCGCTGGCTAATTGATATTGACGGCGCTCTCGATATTTTTGATGTGATCAGATTGCCGGGTGGAAAAGTCAGGCTATCAAATAAATCCGCTGAGTTCGAATGCAATATTTCAGACATCAAGCCTGCCGGGTCTGTAGTTCTTACATTGGAAAAACACGTATAAGGAGCAGTAATGAAAAAGTATTTATTGATGATGGTCTGTATCGCCCTTTCCTCATCAGCCTTAGCCGCAGAGAAGTTTAAAGAGATTGATAGTAAATCTTTTGGTGATAAATGGCCGCTGACCTTTGAGCATGCAAAAGTATCATGTGTAAATAGTCACTACGTTTTTGTTTATGACATTGATACGGATGAACGCTATCCCTTAAGCGGCATGGCTAAGAACGCCGTCAAGTCTGGAAAAATGGAAGGGCGAGATTTAAAAGAAGTGCTAAAAAAAGACCCTAACGATCCATTAGAGCGAGCTGATATTGGTCCTGTTTTCAGTGAAGCCATAGCGCTTTGTGAATAAAAAAATTCGGCCTCGGTGTAGCTATGACAGTTAGTAAGCAAAAAAATGGCAAATGGTTATGTGAGCTCTATCCAAATGGTCGAGAAGGGCGGCGTATCCGTCGGCAATTCAATACCAAAGGTGAGGCCGAGGCATTCGAGTCATTTACAAAAAACGAAAGTGATGAAAAGCCGTGGCTCGGCAAGAAAGAAGACCGCAGGCGCTTAAGTGAGATTATCCAGCTTTGGCATAATTTGCACGGGCAGGCGTTAGTCGCCAGTAAGTCACGGCTGGCAAAACTTCAAATCGTGTGTAACGGGTTGGGTGACCCGATTGCATCCCGACTTACGGCTAAAGACTGGGCGCATTACCGTGACCGCCGGCTGCGTGGCGAGATAGATAATGGATACCATAAAGACCCGGCGAAATGGGTCGCTAAGCCGATAACCGTCAATCGTGAGCAGCAGTATCTTGAAGCGGTGTTTAATGAGCTAAAACGTTTAGGGGAGTGGAGTTTACCTAATCCGCTAGATGGGATCCGGGTGTTCAAAGAAGCTGAGAAGGAAATGTCCTGGCTGACGCTTTCGCAAATCTCCGAGTTGTTTCGAGCATGCGAGCAATACGGTAAAGAACATCTCACGATGATTGTTAAGGTGTGCCTGGCTACCGGCGCACGATGGGGAGAAGCGGAGAGACTCACGCGCCCGCAGCTCTCGCCGTACAAACTGACGTTTACCAAAACGAAAGGGAAAAAGAACCGAACAGTTCCGATACCCAAATGGCTATATGATGAATTATCCGGGCGGCAGGGTAGGTTGTTTAAACCCTGCTATCAGGAGTTTAAAAAGATGCTTTCCCTGACAGATATCGAATTGAGCGAAGGGCAAAAAACTCACGTTCTACGTCATACCTTTGGTGCGCATTTTATGATGAACGGCGGAAATATTTTAGTTCTGCAAAGAATTCTCGGGCACGCCAACATTCGTGAAACAATGAAATATGCACACTTTGCCCCTGACCATCTTGAACAAGCCGTTACCCTCAATCCTTTATCGCTGTATGTTGGCGGCAATGTGGCGACAGAGGTTGCGTAACACTGCAATTCATTGCATTAAAAATTACATTAACTAATTGTTTTATATGGTGGATTGTTGTTTGTAATGGGGTGTTGATAGGAGCGTCTTAACTAAGATATCGCTCAGGCGACATCCTGTCAGAAAGGGCTGGCCGCAAGGCTGGCCCTTTTTTTATCTCTACGTTAACAGTTTCCCTGTAATTCATTTACACTAGGCCTCCGCAACCGGAGGTGTCGTGACCCGCAATCCCCTTCAGCATCTACGCTTACAACGCGCTGCCGCCTGGCTGGCGCTGTTCGCCGTTGCGCTGATTATCATTGCGCCACTTATCTCCGTCTCGTTGCAAAAAGACCCCATGAGCGCCATGCCGGGTATGCATCACGAAATGAGCATGCCGATGGAGCACCACAGCGGTGCACCGGTGATGATGCCGGTCGATCACGCTGAGGCGTGCGGCTACTGCGTTCTGTTGGCTCATGTGCCGGGAATGCTGATGGTGCTTACGCTGCTGGTGTCAGTGCTCCAGCGTTATACTCGCCGGCGCATCGCGCGTGCGGTGGTGCAACTCCGGCACTTCTTCCCCTGGCTCTACCCGCAAACCCGCGCTCCGCCGGGGCGTCCTGCTTTTTCCTTCACATAA